CATCGATCACCTCACCCGTTGCGCGGTGCATCGTCACCACGCGCTCCTTCAACGTGCCCGCTGATTTCTCCGCGTAGTCGCGCATCGAGGATATTTTCTGGGTGACAACGGTCGGGGCTTCCACTGCACCGAACGGCGCAGCCTCAACGCGCTGCGGCTTGCGCACGATCATCTTGTAGCCGTCAGGGTCCCTGCGTCCCTTGGTCTTGAACCCGAACTCCTCGTAGAACTTCTCCAGTCTGGCAACGCTCATCTTGATGCCAGCCTCAGCGGCCAGCGGCACGGCGTAGCCCTGTATCGTCACGCCGTGTTTGTCGGCGGCCTTTATCATGATCTCAAGCGCTGCTCGCCCCGCACCTCGATCAGCAGCGATCAACCAGTTCAGTTCGACTGTCGGCTTGTCGGCACCGTAAACATTCTTGAGATCGAACGTGGCGATGCCCTTCGGCGTGGCCATGAAGGGATAGGTGGTGTTCTGGTTTATGTGCTCATCGTAGAGCGGCAGATCGCGCTTGAACCTTTCGCGTGCTGTTTCGAATTCAGGGTTGCCCTCGCGCGCGCGTGTGACCTTGTGCCCGCTTTCCAGAATGCGCTGCTCTGCCTGCGTCGGCGGATTGTGCGGCGTGAAGACATCGGGGATCACTTCGTGCGCCTGCTTGGCGACGTGAATATTCCCAATCGTCTTGGGCTCCTTCTCAGTGATCGGTCCGGAGCCGCCGCCTGATGTCCACTTGCCGAACTCGTCGCGCGGGTGCTTCTCTTCTTCCCAGACTCCAGCCGCGTCATTCCACACGTAGCCGTCGCGCGTCAGTCCATTCCAGTGATCGCGCAATCGCCTGCGCATCTCTGCGTAGTCATCGTCCTCCCACAGATAATCCTCTTCATCATCCGGGTCTTCGAGCCACGGTGCGAACTGTGCTTTGCCCTTGATCATGCTCGCTCCTTGCGTTTCTTGTCGCGGAGCTCGATCAACTGCTTCTTGTAGTCGGTGTCACGCTTCTTGCCGGTGACGCCCATCTCTTCCCAGAGAATCTTCTCAGGCCACCACCATGTCGCCTGCGCGCCTGCGTTGGTCAGCTTGAGTCCGTGCTCGTCCTCCAGCTTCTTGATCGCGCTCTTGAACACCTTGGTGATCCACGCGCGTTGCGTACCGTTGAGCGGAGCCTCGACCATCTTGCCCTTGGAGTAGAGATACAAACGCTCTGCGGCGTGCATCACGTCGGTCTTGTCGTACTCGTCCTGCGTCCCGTCCTTGGTCGCCTTGGCGTAGGCCTTCTCGTGCGCCTTGTGGATTTCCTCCGCCTGATCGATCAGCCCCTTCTTGGTGCGCGGCACCGGCATGCCCGCTTCCTTCAGCGTGCGCTCCATGCGGTCGAGTTGTTTCTGCATGTCGCCGCCTGCAACGCCTGTATTGGTGAGGCGTCCCCACGCGCGCATGAACCAGAGGTCCATCGTGATCGGATCAAAGTTGCCGTTGAGGTTCTGGAAGAACCCTTGGCCGATCTTCGGGCCCAGCATCGCTGAGCCGTACATCTCATCATCGACCAGCGTCGCGCCCGGTTTGACTCCAGTCTTCTTGGTGAGCTCGCCCTTGGTCAGCTTGCTGTCGAAGAACGCGCGCATCTTGCCGATGCCCGTATCACCTCCACCGCCTTCAGCGATTGCTTCGTTCATCTTGCGGAAGTTGCCCGCGATGGAAGCCTTCTTCGCCTTGAGGTGCGTGGGGAATTGTCCGTGCTCTTGGAAATACGTGTAGGCCTGATCGGCGAGCTCGACGTTGCGCATCACAGTCTCACCCTGCGAGGTGATCGCCAGCGCGCACGTGTAGATGAATTTCTTGTTCGGGTCGCTCTTCATGCCGGGATAGATATCTTCGGCCACGTCCATCGCTTCCTTCACCGTCTTGTCGTACCAGTCCGCACCCGACACGCCACCGATCAAACCCTCGCGCAGTTCGAGCATGATGGCGTTGGCCAGATACTCGTCTGTCTCGTCGGTGTGGTTGTCCTCATCGATGTAGCGCATGCCGAGATCGCGATACAGTACAGCGCCCGCGCGCTTGTTGATCATCTTGGCCGCTTCCGTCACCACAACGGAATTCTTCTTGATGTTCGGATGCTCCGCGATGATCGCGGTTGGCGTCAGGTCGAATCCTTTGGATTCGTAGGCGGGGAGCCAATGATTACGAACGTCTTCCCAGATGGATTTAGCATCTTGAACCGGGGATTTTTCAATGACTCCTTCATATACTTCTCGCGCGCGGTCGCGCTGCTCTCTGTCACTTCCTTCGTCGGACTCGTTTCCGATGAAGGCTGCTTTTCCGAACTGGTAGTAGACTGGGTTGTCTTTGCCATAGCGCGCTGCTGCCTTGTCTATGCGGTCCAGTGCCGTGCCATCGAGGTCGATGATGTACACCATCGCTCCGCCTGTGACAGGCACAATCGTGTGGTTGGGCAGATGATCCTTCTCAGCGAGGTTCTTGTGAACGTTGTTGAGGTTCTTTGACTTGGCGAAGAACTGCACCATCGCGGCCTTGCCGCCTGCTTGCTGCTCGAACACCAGCACCTGTTTCTGATCGGAGATGTAGCCCTGCATCATTCCTGCGAGGACGTTTCGATCCCAGTCAGAACTGCTACGTGTCATCGTGGAATTTTCGGCGTAGTGCTTCTTGCCGTCTATCCACGCGCCAACGGTCGGCACCGTGTGAGAATCCTTCAGCCCTACCTTGTGGCCGATGTCCTTTGTCGCGCCGACCAGTCGCACTTGCTGCCGCGAGCCCAACTCCTTGACGGCCTGCTTGAAGTCCATCCCGCTCTTGACTGAAGGCGATACGAACGCGACGGCGTGCGGCAGATGCGTGATGTCAACGCGCTCATCACCACCACCACTCGCAACGAACTGTCCGCCGCCTTCACCGCCGGGATCACGCGGATGCTTCTCAGGGTCCCAGTTTACGAGCCGGTCATATAGTCGAAGAAAGGTATCGGAAGTCGCAACAGCTTTTTGCTGCGGCACCTTCCCTCCTTTCTGAGGCGGAGCGAGCAGCTTCTGCTGTTCGAGCTCCTTCTGTTCAGTCGCTTCCTTCTCACCCGCCATCGACATCGCGAGGTCGTTCTCGTTCATCAACTCCTGATTCTCAATCGCCTCTTCAATCGCGGCTTCGAGTCCGGGGTAGGTGCCGTCCTCGATCAACTGATTGACGCGGCCCTTGACCAGAGCATCGAACGGAATCAATCCGCTGTTGACATCGACCTGTGTGGCATCGGCCTTCGCCTTGGCGATGGTGGCCTTGGTGTTCTCGTCCATCTGCCAGAGTGAATTCCACTCGTAGTAGATGTTCTTGTCGAACGAACCAAGCGCGCTGCACTGTAGCGCGATGTCGAGCCGCTCAAGCGCTGGCGTGTAGCGTAGCTCCTGATCGGCGTGCACGCGGTCGTAATAGTTCTGAAGATCGCTGTCGCCGGTAGCGTTCAGGCCTGCGGGGCTCATGCCAAGGAAACGCGTCACGGGAATATCCGCAGCACCCGATGCGATCTGCATGTACATCTGCAATATCTCAGGCATGCCTGCGAAGTTCACGCCGATGCGCTGCCACTCTTCTTCGCCGTCGAGCACCACTGCGTTGATGACGCTCTTCGCAACGTTGGCTTCAGTGAAGCGCTTGATCAATCGCTCTGTGCCATCGGAAGTCGAGAAGATTTCCGTGAGGCCCGGTATCTTCACCACGTCGAACTTCGCTTCGCTGATCATCGCTGCGATTGATTGCTGCACAGTGCCCGCTGCACTCACAGCATCGCTGATGGTCTGCATCAGTGGATCACCCCAACCGTAGTTCGTCATCTTGTCGGGAGGGTCGAGGCCGATGAGTCTTACCATGCGGCTGGGGTGAATGTTTACGCTGCCCCACTTACCAGTGTCATCGTTCAGCGTGTAGAACTCAGGCTCGCCGTAGTAGGGCGACGTGATGTCCTTGATCAATTCGCTGATCACCAGTTGATGCGGCGCGAACACGTGCAGGAATTTCAAGCCGTCCACTGCAATGGACTCCGGGTCGAGCTCCATTGCCATGTTGCCGTCTACACCGATGAGGATGCACGAGCCGCCGTATAGCCGCGCCTTGATCAGCGCTTCCTGCATCTTCAATTGCAAATGCAATCGGTCTTCGGTGTCTTCGAGTTGCTCGATCTGGTCTTGCTCTGCCTGCCACTTGCGCCACTCGCGCACGCTGTCCTGCGCAGGAATCTGAATTGCCTTTCGAGCAATCCAGTCTGACTGATACGAGGCTTCGAGTTGATCGCGCGTCCATA